TCAAATAGTAGATCTGGAAGATTAGTTCCTGTATATCCAGTACCAGGGTTTGTAATGGCTACACTTACAATATGACCACCACTGATAGCAGCAGTTCCAATGAATTCAATATTTGGAATTCCACTACTATAAGTCTGAACACCCACATTAACAACAGTTTGAATACCAGATCTGTAACCAGAACCAGAATTGGCAATACTAACGGCACTGATTGTTCCTGTAGAAGAAACAGTAACAGTACCACCAGCAGAAACCAAAGGTTGATAACCAAATCCATTAGAAGAACCAACAGAAACCATCAAACCACCAATTGGATATTCACCATTGTTTGGATCATATCCTGTTGGTGATCCACCATTACCAATGAATGTGATACTAGTAACACCAGTATTCTCAGTCATTCTATAATCACCAACCTGAAGTGAAGACGGTTGTAGACCCGTTGGCTGTTGAACTATACCATTAAGAACAATGAATGGATTATGTGTTGCAACACCAGTGACATCAACACCATCTACCTTCATAGAAAATTCACTTCTAATACCAGTAAACTGATAGGAGCTATTATCAAATATGTAGTTTTGAGTATATGTTTCATCAGTTGTACCAACAATACCGGATCTCATAAAAGATCTTCCTTGGAAAGATGATGTACTAGTAATACCAGTCCAATCAGTACCGTCAGGATCAACAGATGCACCAACTGCAATTGGTTCTGGACCCTTAGGTGCAGATGCAAAATTCACAGTATTGTTAACGATATTATACTCACCACTCAACTTCTCAACTAGATCACCAGTAGAGTGTGAGTGTCTAGTTGTTCCCATTCTTGCTCTAAGAACATTAACTGATGTTGTATTACCGACTCCAACAGAGGCAACAGTAACAATCTCATTACCAATACGAAGATTATCACCAGTGAAGATTGAAGTGATACCAGACAAAAGAATATCCTGTTCAAACACAACATCTTGTGCAAGAGTGGTTGTAATACCAAAAGAAACAATTGGTGATTGAACAATATTATCAATCGCAAGAAGAACCTTTTGTGCCTGTTTTGTGGAAGTAATACTATGTCCAACACCACTACCTATAGATTCAATGTCAAGAACGATGGGGTCATATTTTAGAGAATTTTCCGCACTACTACTAAATTTAAGTTCCTTATTGTTTGGAGCAACAACATAAAGAGATGTTGGTAACTTATCAGTAACACCAATACCAGGAATTGCTGTTGTACCAATACCAATCGATGCAGTACTTCCAATACCAGGAGAAGTGTAAGTGACTTCTTCACCAGTTACAAAGAAGTGATTTGGAATGGTTACACTATTTTTTGTTATATCAACAATTGTTGGATCACTACCATCAAATGCTCTCAAGAAAATTTGATCACCATTATGTGTTAGACCAAATGCCGTTTTCAGATCAACCTTTGTTCCACTATAGGTACCCTCATCAGTATGAATATGTGAGTTATTCAAATCTATATCTGTTGGTCTAGTATTGTCAGTAGGAGGTTCCATACCAACAGAGAATACTCTTACCTCAACATCAATACCCGAATTAGGAGTATATGTAAGATTCAATATGTCTGGCCAAGAACTGGTCGTTTCAATACCAACTTGTCCCAAAGAACCACTACTCTGGACATTTGCATATTCAACAAACTCAGCTGGTGTAGTTGGAGACGAAAGTGAAATAACTTCAAATGACTCATATTCGGAGTTTGTTGTATCATTAACAGTAACAATATAATAAGAAGATTCTATATTCCCTGAATATGATGCAATCGTGGTTACACCTGGTGAACCAGATGCTGAAATCGAAGTAAGTTTAGACTCTAATTTTGAATTATCTAGATAAATCGTTCCTGGACCAGTCCCAGTATCAGAAGTAGCAATGATCGATGTGTTGACAGTAAGAGCAACACCTACATTTGGAATGAAATCAACATTAATATCACCACTTCCACCACTAGTGGTAGCGTAAACAATATCTCCACTTGCAATAGGTACATTTCTACTGTCTTGAGTTTGACTAGTGGCAATTACATCATCAGTAAATACAGATCCAATTGCTTGATTATCTGATATATTACCCTCAGTGAAGTCAATACTAAATGTAAAAACAGTAACCCACTTACTGTCTGATGTGCTGTAGATTAAAGCCCTATTGTCATTAGCTGGTCCAGTTGATGCCACATAGTAGTAATAGTTACTATCAGCATGGAGTAAAGCATTTCCAGAGGAAACAGTATCAGTATCAAGAACAAATCCTGTAGATTGTCTAACATAAGTCTGATTAAAGGAGGATGGTGATAAACTAGATAATGTTACTTCTGAGTAATCTGTTGAACTACCAGAATCAATATAAGCATTGAAAGTACCAAATCCAACTGCATTTGTTGCAAGATCACCATATTCTAAAAGATAAACATCAGTTCCATCATGAACTAAATTCAGTTCATCAACAGAATAATTATTTGTAGTATCTTCAATCTGTACAAGTAACTTGGCAGATCTATACGCAGTTGAAATACCAGCAACGGTTGTGGTTGTACTAATTGGAACATCAACTCTTGAACTATCAGCCTGAACAATATCACCGAATGTAGTTGTTCCTACACCACTAATGTTATCAAGAAGACTAAATGAAATCGAGCTAAGATCATAAGAATGATATGCAAAGTTAATTGGATAGAATCTTATAAACCACTCTGTTCCATCTGATGCAGGAACGAAGTCATAAGAACCTAAGTACTTAGTATCAAGAGTTCCATATTGAGAAATAATGGCATCAGTTTTATTGTGTAGAACTGATAAGAAATCAACCTGTCTATTATTAGTAAGAACCTGGTTTCTATTATAAACAAGGATCTTATTGTAGGTGTAATTTGAAGGAAACTGACCAACATTTGCAAACTTATCTGGTCTTTCAACACTATTAAAAGTACTACTAAAGTCATCGATACTCAGAACCCTGTTACCAAAGGATTCATTGAAATCAGTTAGAATCTTATTTTCAAATATGATTTCATCGGATATAAGAAGTCCATTAATATAAAACGAATTCTCAGAAACATTATCAAAGTCTTGCCAACAGTGAATACTTGATTCACTAATAACATCAATAACAACTTCAACATCAGACTCTGGTGTAGATACAATAATACCACCTGGAGTTTGTTCTGTTGACTCTACAATTAAGTCTGCAAACTTAGCAAGACCTGCAACGTGACCAAGACTGGAAACTGCATCATCCCATTTTTCTAGAGGAACAGTTGACTTGAGTGAATAAGAAAGATTCTGATAATACTCATTGTTTGGAGTTTTCTGAAGACTATCATTCAAGAAACCAATATTTGTTTTCCATCCATCAATGATCGTAGTACCTGCTCCAGTTGCAACCTTTGAATTAAAGTCAAATTTCTTCTGAATAATGACTTCAGTTCCAGAAGCTTCTCCTATAATTTTTGAATTAACTTCAAACTCATCAGAAGTAGAAACTACCAATGTTCTGTTAGTAGGGTTCCATCTCTCAACAATACCACTATTAGTGCCAGAAGTTACAATCTCATCAGTAAAGAAGTTATTTGGTTTCAAGTTAATATCAAAAACTGGAAAATCACTTTCAGGAATTGCTCTACCTGCAGATCTTACTTCATCCACAATACCTGGACTCTCACCAGGATTCAGATAACCATCAAGACTATATTCAAAGTATGCACCAGAACCACCAAGTTGCATATCAAATCCAGTTACATCAAACAGAGCATAATTATAGTTTTCAGAGTTATATCCAATATCTGTAGAACCAATAGCAACAGAGATTCCTTCAATCAGAACTTTTGCACCAGTCTTATATCTAAAGTCTACCGAATCACTGAACTGAGAACCCAAATATACTCTGACATTTTTGGTTGACTCTGTATAATCAATCGAAGAAATACCAACACCATTGGAGTTCCTGATTGGAATAATTGTTGGTGTTGTACTATAAAGACCGTTTGTATTCTTAAGGATTTCAACCTCAGTGTCACCGAGATTATATCTAAGGTCTACATCTGAGAAAATCTTATTGGTGAAACCATCGAGAATGACTAGTTCTGGATTTACCAAATAATTCTTACCAGAAGAAGTAACAATAATATTTTTAATTGATTGTAGTGCCTCTACTTCCAAAACTTCTGGAATATTTGTAACAACCTTAAGTGTCTGATCAGAAGGATAATCAAAACCAATCTCTTCAAACTTAGTAGATAGAATTTCACCAATACTATTACTAGAAAGTGTAACTATTGCATTACTACCAATACCACTTCTTATTGAAGTTATACCAGGAAGTTCTTTGTATCCTGATCCACCATCATCGACATTGATGTTTGAAATTGCACCAAACGCACTCTTAGAAGTTGTGGTATACTTCAGAGTTGAATTAGAAGAATTATATAAGGAAACATCGGGAATATCCTTAATGGTATAATCAAACGATGTCGATCCTACACCTACTATGTTATAACTACCATTATAAAGAGATTTAACAACTTCAACAGAATTGTGTACATTAACATCATTATCAATGATAATATCAGATTTAATTGATGGTATAATATCCAGATGATCTGGTTCAAATCTGTAGTAGAGTTGTGTTGGAACAGTATCACGAACAGATAATTTAAGACTTGCATCTGAATCAACACCAGGTCTTCCAGTTTTAACAACTTCAAACTGATTTGTTTCACCTGTATTAAAGAAAATATTAGAATACTCTCTATCTGAATAAAGATTCATACTAAACGCGGGGTATTCAGTTCCACCACTGATAAATGACAATGAAGAATCAGAAAGATCAAATGTAAGTGTATTGTTCTTCTTAGTTTGAACCCGTGGATTAATTTTGGAAAGTGTACCACCAGATGCACTAGTAATATCAATAAAGTTTGGACTAACTAAATTAACCTCATACTTTTCTCTTACTAGTCTTACTTTAGTTCTATTGAAAGGAACTATGTAGTAGATCGCATTATCCTCAAGACCACTAGAAGGTGAAGAGGAGGTATGAATAACCTTATCCCCAAGTTTGAAAAACTCTCCAGAGAAGTTAATAGAGTTACGTACAATATCAACATCACCTGAGGTAAATGTCTTAGGATCAAATACAATTCTTCTATTAAAATCATTATATTTGACTATTACAGTATCTTCAACATTTGGTTTAATGTCAATACTAACAAGATCCCCTTCTGTCAAACCATGAGTAGAAGAGGTAGATACAGTTACAACATTTTTAAAAGCTTCAGCAGTAATTACATTATTAAGATTGGTAGTAAATTTGTGAGTATTACCTGCACCAACATTAGTGATATAAAGAAGAGCGGTAGAAGTATTAACACCAATATAACTTCCAGTAGAATCAAGTCCTACCTTGTTAGAACTAATACCGAGAGTGTTATCGGACAGTGGAACGGCATAAAGGTTCTGATATGATGAGAGGTTCACATATCCAGTAGAAGATCCATTCCAAACCTCAATACTTGTACCACCATTTGGTGTGTAGATTAGTGAGTCATTAAGTTTTAGGTTATGATGTGGATAGTAAATTGATTGTGGTTCAATGAATACTTGAGTTTGACCAACACCAGGATTTGAGAATGTGATAGTATTACCAATACCTGTTCCCAACACAGTCCCAAGACCAACAGATTCTGCAGGATCGAAATAAAGGATTTCATTTACATTAAATATTCTGGTAGTCTTGAGAGAACCTACATTAATACGGAACTTCTTAGGATTCTCATAAAGAATAGAACTATTTTGATGTGGAACAGGACTGGTTCCTTCTACTGCTCTTTGGACTCTAATCCTTCCTGTTCTCTGGTCAAGATTTAGAACTCTTACTTTCTCCTCATCAATTGTAAAGATATCATCAGGCCTGATAAACGGATACTCAAGAATACCATTTACATATAAGTAATCAACGTCATTAGTACTTGCAGTAGAAATACCGAGAGTTAATACAAAGTTGTCTGTTCTTACACCGACATTGTATGCTCTATCAAATCCACTAAAGTAAGATGACAATCCACTTACATTTATAATGTCATCATTGTTAAATGAATGAATTTGAGTTGAAAATCCAATAAATGATCTATTAGAGAATGGAGTAAATTCTACATCGTAAAGTGATGTTGTGGCAACACTAACAGTGTTGATAATATTACCTTCAATTGATGTGACTCTTGAACGTGCACCATTTCCACCACTATTTGAATCATCAAATATAATCTCATCATTGACCTTATAGTTAGAACCACCTGCCAAAATATCAACTTCTTCAACCACACCCAGAGATGCTGAAGTAACCTCTATCTTCTGTTTGTTTACAAGATTAGAATTGAAGATATACTTATAACCATTATCATTGAGATTATAGTTGTAAGTATTTCTCAACCAACCATTACTTTGAATATCATAATCATTCTGATTGGATATTGTTTTAAAATTAGTGATGTTTGGTAATGAGCTATAAGAATCACCAATCAGATATGGGAACTGTGGTCTCCTGAAATTTTTGAAGGGTCCAACAGAGTCATTGATTGTATTAATTGTTGCAAAGTATGCATAAGTTCCATTTGGATAATCTGGTGTAACACAGAATCTACCGTTGTGCTCATCAAGATCACCAGCACCAGTGTATATGTAATCTTCTATGAAGAAACCTAAGGGATATAAAGAAACAGGTGGTCTGTTTAAGAAAGAAGTCTTTAACTCATATCCAGACTTCATTACATTTACAAAAGAAGAACCATCAGCCTGATTAAAACCATATGGACCATAGATGGGATTACCATCGTATGCCCAACCAATGATTGGTGAATGAAATGTATTTGAGACTTCAATACCATTTACAGTTTTAAGGTCTGGAACTCCATAACGGGTATTATTATCTGAGGTTCCAGAAATAACAAAGGTATTTTCTCTTAATGGACGAGGAGCATAAAGATATGAATATTGCAACTCATCATTATTAATATTAATATCAAGAAAACCATCGTCATCATCAATATTATTAAAGTTCCTTTCAAACAAGTTGATATTCCATTGATCGATCATTGGATCAATCACAACCTCATTACCAGATGCAGTTACTTTAATAGTCGTTTTGTTTGGAACATATCCTGCACCACCCTTAATGATATTAACAGATTCAATTTTTCCATCATTAAGGATTGGTGTTAGTACCGCATTCTTACCAGTTGTAGTTTGAATTTCTAAATCAGGAGGAGAGTTGTATCCTGTACCAGGATTATTGATCAAAACATCTACGACCTGGCCATTATTGATGACAGGTATGAGAATCGCAGCAGAACCACTGAAGACAGTTGTAACTGGTTTTCTATCAAAGTTAATAACCTCTGATGAACCGTATCCAATACCATTACCAGTTACATCAATAGATTCAATTTCTCCTCTGAATATTGGTTGAACCTGACAAGAGAAGTCTTGACCAGCTCTAGTAGATACACCAGTAATACCATCAACACTAACAACAATTGGTTTGTAGTTGAAAGAACCAGAACCTGTTGATCTCAGATCAACTGAAACATTTCTATTATAATAATAGTCAGTAGAGGTGTTTCCAGTTCCGACTTCCGAAAGTGAGAACTTATTATCATCAATCTTTACAACATAATAATCTTTGGACTGAGTCAAACCATCGATGGTCGAACCTGTATAATTTACAATCTCTTTCTCAGAGTAACCATGGTCATTAATGGTAAACTCATTCGATGCAGTATTAACACCAACAATTCCCCTCTCTTTGTTCTCATATCCTGTACCAGGATTTGTAACAACAATAGAAGTAACAATATCTTTCAGTGTAGAAGATCTAAACTTCTGAACCCCATTACCAAAGAAACTAAGTCTGATGGTATTGATACCAATAATAGAGTCGTCAAAGTTTTCATAGAGTTTTATAGTCTTACTATCTACAACTCCAACATAGTATGAGGCGGCAGTAGAAAGACCTCCAACGGCCTGCTGGTTGTCTGTGAGGTATATTACCTCCTCACTGTCTCTAAATTTGTGAAAGGTAGAAAATCCAATGGTACTAGAACCAAGACTAACCTGTGCAGAGTTCTGTTCGGCATTAAAGGTGACATCATGTGTTACTGAAGATAGTCTTACTTCAGCAGATGCATTGTTACCATTACCACCAGATATAGTGATAATAGGTCTTTGTTGGTAATCAAAACCACTATCAATAATATCAATTCTTTCTAACTGACCTTTAACATTAACGACACCGGTTGCACCAGTTCCTACAATGTCATCAACTCTTAGAATGGGTGGATTGATAACATCATATCCTTTACCACCATTTACAACTTTAAAGTCTGTTATACCACCATAGTTTAATTTATTGGGAGACTTATAGTTTAAGATCTCAACACCATTATTCAGAATACCAGTGTATCCTGTAACAGTCTTATATTCACCACTCTTATTTACAGGTGAAGAAATTTCTCTGTAAATAGATTGAGGTTCAAATATTTTATTATGAAAATTAAAATAATCAAAGGTAACATCAACAACAGAACCGTTTAATGTAACAAAAATATCATTGAAAAGATTTGAACTACTCTTTGCTAACTTTATGTTTAAGTTGTCAACTCTCTTAATGTAGAAAACACCCTCTTCAACACCTTCAAATGTTGATGGAGATGTTATAGAAATTGTATTTCCATCAGTATCTGTTGTGGTAGTGGTTATTGTTCCCGGTGTATAGTAAATTGTATCACCAGTATAGTAACCATGATCACCAGTATTAAGTAATTTAATGGCATTATTGGTCGTCACACCACTAAACTTCAGTGATCTATTATATGGATTAATTAAAATATTATTAAATGATGGTATTGAGTTGGATGAAACAAGAAGATCATTATTATTTTTGGAGTAAATATTTTGAACATTTACAAAATACTTATTAAGATATGAATACTTTGTTGAGTTTACAGATAGTGTTTGATTCTCTACAGAATAATCTTCTGTAAGATCAAGTAAATTTTGTGTAGTTACAGTAAATGTGTCACTAGAAGTAATAGAAACAACAATTGCCTCAGTGACATTATTTTTATTGTCAGTAAAGGTAACTTTGTTGTTGGAGTTTAAAATATTATGGTCTTGGTTTAATTTAACACTATATCTCTTTTGAGAAGTATCAGTAAGAGTAAGTGTTTTTACTTTCCAATTAGCCTTAATATTTAAATTCCAGTTTCTTGTCTTTTCTGTATTTTTACCAATACCAATAGATTTTAAATTAATTGTATCACCCCTTTTTAGAGAGTGGTTCTTATCTTCAAATACAATATCTTTAAGTGCTGTAGATATTTTTACTTCAATCTTCTCTTGGGAAATATTTTCACTTACATATGCATATGCAAGATCATATAAAGTGATATCAGTTCCTTCTTCAATCTTATTGGTTACTGGAGGGACATTGAAGAATTGATTGTCATTTTTAGAAGTGAATGATGTAGCATACTCAATACCATCAATATCAGTAGTGTCAATTATACCAGTCTGTGGAAAACCAATAGTAGATTCTACATCAATATATGTTGAACCGATAGAAACATCATTTAAAATCTTTGTCTTCTTATTTGGTACGAAAGATGAATATACAGTTCCGTCTACATTAATATCCCTATCGTAACCAAGATCAAGACTGACCTGATAATAAACCTTTCCATTATATACAACAGGTCTAACATTACTAACAGAACCACGGGACCCTGTACTATCTTGGAAAAGAGTTTTATTCTTGAGATCCATAGGATCACCAAGATACTTTTCAACAATAATGTCGGTGGTTACTTTGAAGTTTGCATTAGAAGGTCTTAACAGAAACTCACTAGGTCTAATGACTTCTACATCTTGACCATAAAGAGCTCTGAAAAGAATTTCAAAAGACCGATCTGTACCTTTAGACTTATAAAAACTATCAGCATGATGGATAAAATTTTCTTGATTCAATCCACTATATAAAGTTCTATCTTCAAAACCAGGAAGAACCTGAGTCTTCAACTTAGTTAAGAATTTTTGTAAGAATATAATATTTAAATTCTTAATCTCTACTTCTGCAGTATGAGTATCAGCCTCTGATGATTTAAATAATAATTCATCAGGTGTATTGGATCCTTCGTAGGAAGTTACCGCACTAAAACCCCTTGTACAATTCTCAAAGGCGGTGTCTGTCTTATACTCATAGTAAATAATCTCATCATCAATCTGAATCAGGCCGTCTCTAGTTGGAAACCCTTCAGTGAAGTTACCACTACTGTTGGTTGTAATTGTTGTGTCAGTGTATGATAAATTCGCACCAAGAATAGTAGAGGTTGTGAGATGTGTTAATTCCTCAACCTTTACATATTGATCAATATTTTGAACAAGATCATATGTTCCACTTTCATATTCTTGTGACACATAATATTGTTTTAAAAAATCAACAAGAAGTGGAAAATCGTCTCTAACATAGTCGGGAACTTGACTCTCGACAATATTCTGGAACTTAATTCTATCTACTGACATTCTTTAACTTCTGATTAGTGTTCCGTTTGTATAACTAGATGATACATTATAATTTGTTCCAGAAACATCATTACCAGATGATATATTGTCGGCAAGAGTACTTACAATACTAGAAGATGGATCTAATTGCAAATAAAGATCTTGATAACCAATTACATCATTTGAATATGGTGAGACAGAAATCTCAATCAAAGGAATTGATTTAACTATAGATGTTGATATAATATTAATTGGATTTAATACAATCTCACCTTTAACATAATCAATTGTCCCAATAGACTGTTTTAGAATAACCGGTTCAGTTGGTGAATTTAATGTAAACAAGAATATCGTTCCGGTTTTTAAATCACTATTTGGAATATCACCAAAATAAACAGTATCACTGATACCACTAACTTTAAATCCCGAAGATTTGATGTTGTAACCTAATTCACTCCTAACATGAAACCGATTTCCGTAACAAATTTCGTATTCGGTAAAACTATTTAACACAGGTTCCAAATCTCTTCTCATGGTCACTGTGGTGATATTTGAAGTGATGGAAGTATGACTATCATCAACAATCTTTTGAAACTTACTGTATTTAAATCTTGCACCAAAACTATTCAAACTTTTGGAATTTGAATAGTTTTGAATATTCTCTATAATTAGTGACCTAATATAGGAAGAAGAAGGTGCAATGTCTGTATTATAATAAGCATTGACATCTGTTTCAACATACAAATATTTGAGATCAACAATCTCTGGTACAATACCAACAACAGAGTGTTTCTTTAAATTATTTACAAGGTTTTCCTTAAGATCTCCAGAAAGATACACACCATTGTTTGGTTTAACACTGATAAAAACCTTTCCATATACTGGAGGTGTCAATACTTCTCCACCAAATGCGGATACAGATTCGGTTTCTGGATATAATGTAGGAACAATGGCTTCATAATCTGCTGCAGTAACTGCTCTATTCTGTGATGAGTAGATTTGAGTTGCATATTTCTTAATAGATTCCGTTGGCTCAATATCTTTTCCACCATAAGATGCGGTATTTGTAGTAATAAGTGAAATACCGTTATTAATAACAATACCATTATTATCTACTAGACTACCACTAAATCTAAATTTATCAATATTATCTGCTTCTGGTCCAGCACAAACTGGATAACTAATAGTGATGTAGTTTGGTTCCTCTAACTTCTTACCAAAAACACCATCACCAAACAAGATTTCATATCTCTCATCATCTATTTCCTTAATATAATATATTGTTGACTTACTTGTAACTTCAAATAAACTATCAGATAATGTATATTTTTGTTGAACTGTTGATGTCTCTGATTCTCTTACATTAACATTAAGTAGATCAGTATCGATACCAGGATTAGAAAGAATAAACTTTTGATTAGGAAGTCTAGAACTTACAGAAAATGCTTGTGTGATCCATGTTCCCTGATAAACATCAATATTACTAAACTTTGCAAACCCATCAGAACCTACTGGTACTGTAATGTCCGATGGAACAATAAATGTAAAATTAGTACTTGCGAATCTTGAACTAGTGGTAACACAAATTCCAGCCTTCAATGTAATTGATGCTGCCTGAGTGTTATTAACATCAATGTTAAAACTAATATTTGCTTTCGATGCTTTCCTAGATCTTGGAAGGTAACCAACATTTCTTGCCAAGGAGACGACGTTCTGTCTCAACGTGGCACTATCAATGAATACTTCATTTGTCACCATGTTGGTGTTATATGAAGTAATGTATGTGTTATAAGCTAACACATCGATAATGGTTGAAAGGTTGGACCCTTCAAAATCGTAATCAGTAAAGTTTGAATTCGCCTTAAGGTAATCCTTAAGTGAAGTCTTTATCTGATCAAAATCTAAGTTACTAAAATTTACTAAAGGCATTTACCTAGTGGGTTCTAATGCTAACGTTAATTCCTGTGCTGGTACATTAATACCAACAATTTCATACTGAAGAGTCACATCCATTGCAGAAGCTTCGTAGTTTGGTTTAACCAAGACTTCAATAATATCTATTCTTGGTTCGTAATTTTCAAGTACTTCAATAATTTCATCACGAATAACAGAAGCAGATTGTTTATCAACATTCTCAAAAAGAATACCATAAACACCTGAACCTAAATTTGGTTCAAATGGTCTTTCTCCTTTTTGTGTAAAAATTAAATTACGAATAGATCTTGCAATAGCATTAGTATTTTTAATTACAATTAAATCATTAGTCAGAGGGTTAATCTGAAATGAAGCACTAATGTCTTTAAATTCTTTACTAACCCTTTGGACTGGCACAATAATACAGGAATACTGTCTTTATTTAGACAGTATCTTTAGAATTCGTTTAGGGTTACTTGTTGAGCACCACAAGTACACTGATGATCAGGATGAGAACAATCAGTTGTCTCAAAAAGACCGTCAGTATTAACGGATTTCTTTTTCTTGGGTGTGAGTCCATCATTAGCGATCTCACGAAGTAAATTGTCTTGGTTCTCCATTTATAATAAGTCCTTTACTAGTTTATATTATATGTAGGTAAGGGTTTATTATTTCACACAAAAAAAACCGGGTATAACCCCGGTTTAATTATAAATTTATTTACCTTGACCTCTATAACGCTTCTTTGCTTTATTACGTGATGTAGCACTTCGGAGAGTGTACTGTGAACATCCTTGACGGGTCTTCTTTGGTTTAGAAGGAACATAGTTCCCACCATTCATAATAGCCATAGTTAATTACCAATTGTAGATAGTGTACATTAAGGTAGGTCCTGAATAGAACCCACTAGGAAAATCAAAATAAAATCCCCACATTAAGATTAAATAACTCTCATCTTTTCATGTCCAACACGAATACGTGGATCACACCAAATATCAAATCCAGATTCAATTGCATCAAGACAGAATGAAACATCTTCACCACACATATCTTGAACTGCACCAGATTCAAATACTTGCATCTTAGGAGCAAACCAAGGATACTTCATACCTTCATTCTCAAATACACCATTCTGAATCATAACCCACCCAAATCCTGTATAATCAACAGTAAAAGGCTTCTTACGTTTCTGAATACCATCAACCATTTCATGATTCATTACACCTCCATTATTACGGAAGTCATCTTCATCTAACCAATGTGCAACAGAAGTAGTCTTACCATCTTCTGTACTATACCAACCAGCAACAATCTGTTTCTCTTCACCTTCACTATTCAATGCTAGGTCACACAATTGCCAGAACTTACTGGTGTCGAATACAATATCACTATCAATCCACAACTGATAATCATACTCTAATTTACCATCCCAAGGAATTTGATCAGGTCCACGAAGTACATTAGCACCTAAACATTTACATCGTGCAAAGTTCACCATTGAACTATAGTCTTGACTAATTTGAATACTCATCCCATTCTGAACCATGTCAAAACA